ATACAAAATAACTTTATAAATTGTATTTTTTAATTTTATTTCTTCTATCTTTAACAATATTTAGAATTTGTTTACCTTGTGTATCTGAACCAGTATTTTTATATTTATTTATTAAATCCACTAACCATTCATCTATTTGGTCTGAATCTTTATTTGCAATATCATTTTCAAATTCTTTTGGTAGCCAAATATGATAAAGTGTTGAATTCATTTGAAATCTACATCTTAATTCCAAACCTTTCATAGCACATATACTTGATTGATCTGCTTCAATTTTAATCATTCTTTCAATTTCTAATGTTTTTTTATAACTTCCATCTTTATTTTCTTTAAAATCATCTCTTCCAATAAATATATAAAAATCATTATCTTCATGTAATGGATTTTCGATAAGTAAATCATTTAAAAGTTCAACTTCTTCATCTATTGATTTATTTTCAAATGTTTTTAAATATTTCATAATTTTGATTTTTTTTATATAAATAAAAAATTCTGCTGAATTTTTAATCAATGTTAATTATATCATTTTTTAGGTAGTTTAACTATCCTAATAGTAATTTATTTAAAAAATAAATAATTTTATTCAAATATAAATTCAACATTATAGCCTTTTATGATAAAATTAAGAAATAAAATATCTCTTAATGTTCCTTCATACAAATCAATATTAAATATATATCCCAATGTTGCCAATTCAGGAATATAACTATTAATTTGTTCTTCAACTTTACTTTTTAATGTTCCTGTTGTTACTCGTGTTCTCCATAAATAATATTCTAAATTACATCCAAGTTCAATATCACCCAATACTTCACCTTTATTTGTAAATAATATCATTTCTAATTTTTGAACAATGACTTCAATTTCATCATCTTCAATAATTCTATTTTTTTCATATTTAGGATGACCATCATATCTAATTACTAAATCTTTTACATCTTTTAAAGCCATTTAACCAATTATTTTTACTATATATATTAAAAAATTTTTTCCTAATGGATGATTCAAATGATGATTTAAATTTTATATCAGTTATAGATTATATTGGAGAAATAAATAATGGTGTTGCTATCATCTTATCTATGAAGATCACTGATAAAATTTATGAATTAATATATTGGTTTGATCAAGAAGATAATTATATTATGTCGATTGATGATAATTTTTTATCTGATTATAATTTAGAATCAATTTACGATTATAAAAATTATAAGACATTGGCATATTATATTCACAAGTTTGTATTATATAATAAAGAAGAAATAATTAATGAATTTTTAAAATAAAATAATTTATGAAAAAACGTATAATTGCTTTGGGATTTTTACTAATATTTTTAACAAGTTGTATGATGCAATTAAGAATACCATACAATAGTTATTTAACGATAAGTGAAATAAAATCAAAATATCAATTAACATATAAAGAATGCAGAGCAATAATTAAAGCTGCTGAACTCAATGAAATTGATTGTAAATATGACATAAACAAAGAATGTTGGACATACGATGATGCTATTGATTATAGTTTATTTAGATTTGCGAAATAATTTTAGGTGTAAATTATTCATTTCTGGTAATTTGGAATTATTAATTTTAGGTATAGATGAATTTTTACAATATTGTTTAAATATATCAAAATCTTTATAAACGAATCCATATTTATCTACCTTTTCCATAATTATTTCCTATGAGTTACATCTTTCCAAATAATATTAACAGTACTTAATCCTGTTGTAGTTTTTGGGTCTTCACTAAAATATACACCATTTCTATTCATCCAACCACCTCTTAAAATTACTAATTCATTGTATCCAATCACGATATCACCTAAAATAGGATCAATACCAACCATTTTTGTCGCATCATATTGATTTGTTTGACTATATGCAACAATAGTTGATGATCCAACAGAAGATGGCACAATTTTACCATCAATAGTAATTGAATTAGCTAATACTGTACTAGTATCACTAGATGTTGTTACAGCATTTCTATAAGTATCTGATGATATATTAACACTATTTGTCGATGTTGCATATGTTGATTCAATTACAGTTTTTTTAGTGGATGTTAATAATGCACCATCTCTATGATAATCTTCATTATCTTTACCAATAAATTCCAAATTAAGTGAATCTATACCATCTATTTGTTTTAATAATGTGATTAAATCCGCTTTAATTACACGATCATATCTATTATATGTTGAAAAATAATCAGATAATATATTTATGATTTGTTCTCTTATATTATCTTCTTCAATATCATCAAATCTTCTAATAAATAAATTCACTACATAATATTTAGGTATAGGATCAATAATTTTAATAGATGATGTAATACTAATGATTCCTTGTTTTTTAAGATATGTTACAATTCTATCTTTTTCGACTTGATCAAGTAAAAATGCTGAATATGGTACATTAAAATAATTAACATCACTTGAAAAATAATCAGTTATTCTTGGTATCAAATATAAATACATTTCATTTATATTTATATTATCTAAATTACCATCACTATCAATATCAATTTTAACCATATCCAAAGTATTAAATGCATTTACTTTTGAAAACATATTTAGTTTCTTTAAATGGTAAATAAATTGTGCTGGTGTTGCCAAAACAAAGTTTCTAGAAACATATGGAATTACACTTTTTGTATATTCAACACTTTCACCATCACTTGCAAATTTTATATCAGTTTCAACAAATATATCGAATAATGATAATGGTTGTAAAATATTACCATCACTATCATAAATATCATCAATAAAATTAAAATCATTAACTTTATTATTTAAAATATTTCCAATCAATCCATTAGATAACAAATATGTCACTTTTATTACTGATCCAATAGGAGGAATAACACCGTGTATGCCTGTACCAAAATATATATCCAAATCACCATTAAATCCTGTTTTTGTAACACAAGCATATTCATTTTCTAACATATCATAAACATGATCTTTAATTGTTAAATTTATACCATTTAACGTTATATAATATTCAAAATTTTCAATTGTTGAATTGTTACTAACTGATACTTGATAAGATTGTGAATATCTACCTGTACCTGTAAAAGTTTGAGATTCATATTTACCTTGAATTACATTTACAAAAAATTGACAACCTGGTGTTAATGTATAATAATTTTTTTCATTTCCAGTTTTTATCGTATAATAAAGATTATTTGTTTTATTCTTTATGCTGGTATTATCATATATTATAATTTGACCACCTGATACTAACTGACTTATATTTATACCTTGTTTAAGTTTAAATTTAAGTGTACCATTTGCTGACATTGATCTTGATGGATTATGTCCTGATATTCTAGATATCATTTTTATCATCTTAGGTGTCACCGTTTGATCAATATCTAATTGTCTAACTGTGTTCTTCAAATACAATATATTTTGAAGGAAAACTTCTTTTACAACTTCCAATATTTGACCATATGGTGATGCAGAATTAAAAAGAATACTTGATTTATTATATGCAGAACTTAACCAATTTGTTATTTGATTTGTTAAATTAGAATAATTTAATTCAATTCTATTAAATACCCTGTTAAGTTTTGTTGATCTTGCCATTACATTTTGATTTTATTTTTTAAATTATTTCCTATTGTTTCAACTAAATGATCTAAATTAGTTTCTTCATCTTCATATATATTATCTAAAAATTCAAATTTAAATACATATTTATTTTTTCCTTTTTTTGATATATTTAATTTACCATTTTGATTATTATTTAAATATATAATAAAATTGAATTCCAATGATTCACATGATACAATTGGAATTTTTTCAACTTCAAAATTTGTGACAGATAAATCTGTAATTTTATTATTCTTAAACCAAGTATTAATTAATGTTGATGGTGATTTAATTAATTTTGATAAAATTTTAATATCATCACCAAATTTATCTTCTTTGAATATTTTAGTTATTTTATTTGCAAAATCTTCTAAATCATTAAAATTCACCCTAATATATTCACAGTTAATATCATATAAATATGAAAAATAATTTTTGGTTAATTTCGTTTTATTGCTATCCATTACAAATAAAATCTTAGTGTAAATAATATTCACATTATCATATAAAATTCTATTCATAGATATTACTAATCTTAATTCATTTGAGTTATTTATTTGTTCATCAACACTTTCAACAGAAAGTACTTTTGTAGAATCAAATATTGTTTTTATTTTATTAACTAAATCACCAACTAATATTTCCATTAATTTAAATTATTTTATATGTTACATTATAACGTTGTGCAAACGTAGTTGAATCATCATCACTTACTCGCATTATAGAAACTTGTAAACCTCGATAAAAACTAACTCGTGGCTGACCTACTAATTGATATCCACTAATTTCACTAATTGGTAAGTTTATAGCCAAATTAATACCAATTTTACTTATTATATTATATGCACCACTATAATCAATAATACTACCATCATTGGCTTTAAAATAAAGATTTTGAACATAAATAGTATTTCCAGTTCTAAATAAATCTTCTGTTAAAATAATTTCAGTATATCCAGTAGAACAAGATGTGTATCCAGTACGAACATCGGTACAATTGACATAAATGTTTTCATTTAAATAAAAACTATCATTAAATACAGATAATTCTGGTGTTACAACGTTATACGATATTAAATCTTTTGGTAATATTACATCAAATATATTTACTTCTGTTAAATTATTATTCTGTTTAAACATCATATTAAGATATAATCTTTGTGCATATTGTGCATATTCTGGTTTTATTATAATATCTATTTTTTGCTTGTTTTTTAAATCCCTATCAAGCATTAAAATAGTATTTCCACTTGGATTAAATGAATTATCATTTATTAAATTTAATAACATATTACTAGTAAATGACATAGATATTGGATATGAAGCACCAGTATTTGTAAAATTATAATTATATGTATCTGTTAAACTTATATTTTTTATTTCATCATATTCTACTGAAACAACATTCATTTTCAATTTTGGATAAATTCCAGAATAATCGACTGAAATTTTTGCAGTATCCGAATCAACAAATTGATTAGTTGCAAATAATTTCAAAAGTTTTTCCATATTATTCATTCTTGATTTAATGTCATCTAATGTTGTTTGAGAATAAATTAAACTTTTCATTTCTTGAATATCCATATTTATTCTGACAAATTCTGATATAATGTTGATGAAATTTTCATTTACTTGATAGAATCTTTTCATCATTTCATTATACATTTCAAATCCAAACATATTATAAATAGTACTTGGATCATATGTTAACGGTTGAACATCATTATCAATATTATAATGTAGATTTAAATTAAACATATATGATAATCCATCATGTTCACCATTTGTTACTAACTTATGGTATGGTGTAATTAATGTACCATAATTATCATCATCATTTTCAGGATTATTTAAAAATTCAATTCCATATAAATTTACATATGAATGTAAATTATTATTTTGATCTCTTTCTACCAATTCATAATACCATAATATTGCATTGAAATCAAAATCATTTGGTGCTTTACCATTAATTGCAATTGAACTAAATTCATCAAAATTATTACTTTTTAGATTAGGAATATTCATTTTATAATAATGATTTTTATCAACATCTAAAAAGACACCATCTATGTCATCTGAATTAAAATCTGTTAATTTTTCAATATAATCTTCTGCATTTAATCCTGTATTATCGGTGATTCTTACACCATAATAATCACCTTGATATCTCATTCTATCACCATTTGAACACAAATAGGTATTATTTGGTGTATCAAATTGACCATAAAATGAACCTGGATAATTTTGTGGATTTGTTCTAATTGGTGAATTTAAACTTTCGGCACCTATTATTTCTGTTTGTATTTCATCAGCTAGAATTGGTATTTCTAAATTTGGTTTATAATTACTATCATCTCTGATTCCAAAAAGAACTGTTGGTGTTTGCCCACCTTGATGTGGAATATAAGCTGTAAC